CCGGTGGTTCATTGTCCACATGGTTCTATCATTTGGCCGATAGTCTCTCAATTTTTATGAGGTAAGATTATGGCAACAGCATTCTCGTTTACTAACGTCGAAGAGAGTTCATCGAATTCTCTTCATGGTATTTCCCTCGATCTTAAGGACAATTATGTTCTCAAGAAAGAGGATCCTGATGAAGTTATCATTGGGAATACTACGGCGGCACTGGATCAGCCTGAGAACATCTCGTATCGTTTTCAGAATATTGAGCATGTGACTGGGCCTGTGAAACCGGCTTACCCGGCTCCAAACAATTCTGGCGTCAAATACAACGTCAGAATAGACAATGTTCTTCGTGAGACCTTGGACTCCGGGGTGATTATTGATCATCCTATTTCCATTCAACTCACGGTGATGCACGAATTATCTAGTGCTATCACTAATGAAATTGTCACGACTGAATTCCAGCGCTTAATGGGCGCTATTTGGAATAAATCAGCCAGCAAGTACCGCTTTATGGAAATGGCTAGAGGTGCCATTCAACCCACTACTAATTAAATTTTAGTTAATAGGAGGTATCATTGTGAATTTCACAACTACTCAAGCAAAATCTCTTCTTAAGAGATCAGGTTTGTCACAGTCTAAGGAGAACATCAATAGACTGACCGTAATGGTAAATTGCCATATACGGATTCTCACTTCATTGGGTGATGAAAGAGCCGCAGAATATCTGTACTCAGCGTACATCAGGGACCAACTAGGTGATATCTTGTCATGCCTGGACGAAGCATCTGACACTTTTATCAGGTCCGTCGCAGTAAGGGCTGACATCGGGCTTAATCAGTCCAAATGTCAGGTCTTTATCAACTGGATATTCCAGCGCTATATAGAAGGCAAGTACACCATGAAGATGGTATTGCAGGTTATGCGATTTCCTCTTCGGCTTACCCTTCTGAGTGATACTCAGAACTATGATAAGTTTTTGGGTTCCAACCTCTCTTGTAAAAATTGGGCAAGAAGGTTTTGGCGCCAGGTGGAATCTCCAAGTGTTGCAAATACGCTTGAGGTCCGCAGGGCACATATATGGAGGATTAGTGATAATTCTCATATTATTAACCAATTCCTGATAGATGATATTTTCGAGGTTGCCAGGGAGCTTAAGCTTCCGGACAACTATGTAGATCTTATCAATCTAGACGCCCGGTTTTCTTCGGGCTCTACCATCGATGCAGGCAATGACCTGCATCTTAAGTATAAGCATATTGAAGCCTTCCCTACTTGGGAGAGCTTTGTAGGCTTACCTGACGTTTGGTCAGGAACGAGTCCAAAAGCCTTTGAAGGACTGCCGTCAAAAGTTATACTTGTTCCAAAGAACTTTAAGGAATCAAGGACAATTGCGGCTGGCGATTCAAGGCGTGTCTATTGGGCACATGGGGTCAGGTCTGTTCTCCTGCGTGCTATCTCCGATGCTAATTGGGATATCCAATTAACGGATCAAAGCAGGCAGAGACGGTTAACACAGGATGCTTCATTGGGGCACCACTATGCAACCATTGACTCCTCATCAGCCTCAGACAGGATACCTGCCGATGCTATTCAATTACTCTTTCCCAAGGTATACGAAATACTGAGGTACGTTAGAGATAATGAAGCTGCAATCGAGGCTAAGAGTACATTAGGGAAACTTTATCAGGGTTACCCTACTAAGGAGACCTATGTACTTAGACAAAAGAACCTTTTAAATGGCAAGGTAACGCTTTATCAGGTTACACCTCTTTGGATGTATTCCACTGCTGGTAACCCTACAACATTTGTTGTCGAGTGCGCTTTCTACTATGCCATTGCTGAGGGGACTAGGCGCTGGGCATCGAGGTTCATTGAGGACCTTTTGCCAACCCTGGTCTACGGAGATGACCTGATGATAGATGATAGGATCGTTGATCTTGTCACTCATGCTCTCGAGCTCTTCAATATGAAGATTAACTTGAGAAAGTCTTACTCCGGAGCTATTAGTTATAGGGAAGCCTGTGGTGCTGAGTATCTAGATGGATACGATGTTTCTACAGACTATTTTCCCAGATCTTTTAGCTATGCGCTGCATAAGATTATATCATTGCAGCACTCCCTCTTCAAATTCAGGGACGTTAGCAAATATCTCACGCAATTAGTGAGGAATGCTGACCCAACAATGACCGCTCATGTTGCAGGTACTCCCTGTACTGATTTGTGGTCAGATGTTGATGAGCCTTATCTCAAGCCGAATTGGAAAGTACTTCCATATGACCTAAGTAAGGGC